TATAAAAAAGAAAAAGGAATTAAATAAATGGCTACAACATTAGAAATTATTACAGGGATTAATCAGGCAGCAGCAAATGCCTACGATGGATCCCACGACGAGCGCTTCGTAACCGGAGATGTCAAAAAGATTGGTCTAAATCGGGAAGAGGGCTGCCCAATCATTGATAGTCGGGTTTCTGATGGTTTCGGCGTGAAAATTGTCGGAGACATGCTCCAAATTAACTATGAATCAAATGTTGCCCTGTCTTCTGTTTATGCAGTTGGCTTTGAGGAAGAGTGCGAACGCAAAATTCAACAGATCGCAGACTTTTTGAAGAAGGAATATAAGGCTATCACTGGAAAATCACTCTCAATCACTCCACAAGGCGAAGCAAAGTGCCTCGTCCAGAATACATCAAGAGTGAGAACATTTGTGACAGCACACAAGATGTACAAGATTGGCGGAATGAAGCAGGTTACCACCCTTGGTGAGGCAGTGACCGACACGATGGCTGTCAATTACCACAAATTTTTAAAAGAAGGCGGATTCGCCAAAGAATAAAAAATGTCATACACACTCTCCAAAAAGGAAATAGTAGCTGAAATACTAAAGTGTGGAAAAGATCCGATCTACTTCGTAAATAATTACGCAAGAATCTCACACCCGATCAAAGGTCTTATTCCATTTAAGACTTATGACTATCAGACTGACCTTTTAACAGATTTTAATGATTACCGCTTTAATGTAATCCTCAAAGCACGCCAGTTGGGCATCTCAACTATTGCTGCTGGCTATATTGTTTGGATGATGCTGTTTCATAGAGACAAGAACATTCTTGTTATGGCCACAAAATTCAAAACAGCGGCCAATCTTGTCAAAAAAGTTAAGGCAATTATGAAAAATGTCCCAGACTTTCTTCTTATCGCCAATATATCAATTGATAATAGAGCGTCTTTCGAGCTTTCCAACGGTTCACAAATTCAAGCAGCCTCAACTTCCGGCGATGCTGGTCGTTCCGAAGCACTTTCTCTTTTGGTGATTGATGAGGCCGCACACGTTGAAAGCCTAAGCGAGCTTTGGGCCGGCCTGTATCCTACAATTTCAACTGGTGGTCGAGTGATCGCTCTTTCTACTCCAAATGGTGTTGGAAACTGGTTTCACAAGACATATAGCGAGGCAGCGGAGGGGTCAAACGACTTTCACCCCGTTGTGCTGAATTGGGACGTTCACCCTGACCGAGATCAGGAATGGTTTGAGAAAGAAACAAGAAATATGTCCAGACGAGAGATCGCTCAGGAGCTTGAATGTAACTTCAATACATCAGGCGAGACAGTTATTCATCCGGATGATATCAAGTGGCTGGAGAATAATGTTAAAGACCCCAGATACAGGACAAGTTTTGACAGAAATATGTGGATTTGGGAAGAATATAATCCCGAATGCACTTACCTCCTTGTTGCCGATGTCGCAAGAGGAGACGGGGCAGATTATTCTGTTTTTCACATCATCAAATTAGATACAATGGAAGTTATAGCAGAGTATCAAGGAAAACCCAGTTTAGATATGTATTCCAGCATTTTAATGCAGGCTGGCAAAGAATATGGTAATTGTTTGTTGGTTGTTGAAAATGTTGGCATTGGCATTTCCGTTTTGGAAAAATTAATTGAGTTGCAATATCCGAATTTATATTATTCGATAAAGGGTACCCATGAATATGTAGATAGCCACCAGGGAGCAACGAACAACTCTGCTGTCCCAGGATTTACAACATCTTTAAAAACCCGACCTCTTATCGTTGCAAAATTAGAAGAATTCATTAGAAACAAACTAATTAAAGTATATTCGGTTCGCTTTTCTAACGAATTGCGAACTTTTATTTGGCACAATGGCAAACCTCAGGCGATGAGGGGATATAATGATGACCTTATTATGGCATTAGCAATTGGTTGTTGGGTGAGGGATACAGCATTGAGTGTTAATAAGAGAGAATTAGAATATAAAAAGGCGTGTTTGGATTCCATGATTAGAGTTAATACAAAAATTAATACAACAATCCCAGGAATGCAGGGATATAATAGAAAAGAAGCATTAGATGAGAAGATGTTTAAAGCAAAAGAAGATTATGAACAATATTCTTGGTTAATAAAAGGATAAAGAATGGCCGACCAAAAGAAAAACCCCAATAACTCACAATCAGAACTTTTTAGGAGATTAACGAGATTATTTTCGGGTCCAATCGTAAACTGGCGTACCCAGATGAATCGAAAGATTCGAAGAACGGCACTTGACAAATATTCAACAGATTTCAGATCAGCAAGTGGTCAACAATTTAAAAAATCAGAATATAGCCCCTTTGATGTCATGCATTCGAAGATCATGGCTCAACAAAATAGAGCCGAGAGATATATTGATTATGAACAAATGGAATATATGCCAGAATTGGCCTCCGCAATGGATATTTATGCTGATGAAATGACAACACACTCTGCTCTTTCTCCTATGATGGATATTGAGTGCCCAAACGAAGAAATCAAAGCGGTTCTTCGCTCTCTTTATGAAAATGTTTTAAATATTAATCATAATTTGTTTGGATGGTGTCGCTCAATGTGCAAATTCGGAGATTTTATTCTTTATATGGATATTGATGACCGTATCGGTGTAAAATCTGTCATCCCAATCCCACTGAAAGAGATTGAAAGGATGGAAGGCGAAGATCCTACTAATCCAAACTACGTCCAATACCAGTGGAACTCTGCTGGTATGACTTTTGAAAATTGGCAAATTGCTCATTTCCGAATACTTGGAAATGACAAATATTCCCCATATGGTACCTCCGTGATGGAATCTGCTCGACGTATTTGGCGTCAGTTGGTTCTTATGGAAGATGCAATGATGGCTTATCGGATTGTCCGTTCAGCAGAACGAAGAGTTTTTTATATCGATGTCGGAAATATTGCCCCGCAAGATGTAGAAACCTTCATTCAAAAGACAATTACATCTATGAAACGAAATCAGGTTGTTGATGCGAATACGGGAAGAGTCGATTTGAGATATAACCCTCTTTCGGTTGAAGAAGACTACTTTGTTCCAATTAGGGGAGGAGAATCATCTAAAATTGAGTCACTTCCTGGCGGTCAATTTACTGGTGATATTGATGATGTGAAATATCTTCGAGACAAAATGTTCTCTGCGATAAAGATACCGTCCGCATATTTGTCAAGTGATACAGAAAGTGTGGAGGATAGGACAACACTTGCACAAAAAGATGTTCGCTTCGCAAGAACCATCCAAAGACTCCAGCGCTCTGTTATTGCCGAGTTGGAAAAGATTGGAATCGTTCATTTATATACTTTGGGATTTAGAGGCGATGATTTAGTAAGTTTTCGATTAAAGTTAAATAATCCATCCAAAATTGCCGAACTTCAAGAATTGGAGCACTGGAAATCAAAATTTGATATTGCCGGCGGCGCCACCGAAAACTTTTTTAGCCGTCGTTGGATTGCTCAAAACATTTTTAGTCTTTCCGAAGAGGAGTTTGTTAGAAACCAAAGAGAAATGTTCCACGATAGAAAATATGAAGCAGAACTTAATGCCGCAGGAGAATCTGCCGCCGAAGCCGCTGCTGGAGGGTTTGGGGATCTCGGCGCCGACGATCTTGGCGATCTCGGCGATCTCGACGATCTCGGCACCGGTGAAGACCTTGGCGATCTCGGCGCCGGCCCAGACCTTGGCGGTGAAGGGGAAGAGGGCCCCCTTTTGGCAGCCCCAGCGAAGCGAAATGATGATCGTGACGATAGAAACCGCCGATATACTAAAAATTCTTTAGGAAAAAAGGCCAAAGGAAAGAGATATGTTCCCACCCCGATTGACGGGAGAAATGGCAGAGAACAAAATTATACAGCCATGGCATTTCCAAGAGCAAAGGAAATAGTACCAGGAATGGAAAACTTAATGGGTCTTTCTCGGGGTATTTACGAAACTAAACAACCTAATTATAATAAAGAAGAAGCTCTTTTGTTTGAAGCAAGCTCAAGAGTTAAAGATTTAGTCGCAGAATTAGAAAACTTGGAGATTCAAATAGATGAAAATGAAACACAATAAGAAGCGCAATAGCGCTTTTATTTTCGAGGTGCTAATCAGGGAACTGGCCAAAACCATTATGGAAAAAAATGATAATAAGAAAAAAATTATTATGAAGCTCATTAAGGAACACTTTAGGGGAAATACTGTTTTGGCTAAGGATATGGATATTTATAAATCAATTCTGGACACCAAAAACGTCGAGAGGCATACAGCGGAAAGATTAATTTTCGAATCAAGAATGCAGAAAAAGACTATCAATCATCGAGAACTTTTCAAAGAACAGACGGCGATAATCGACAAAATAAATAAATTTATATCTCCAGAGGCATTTTCCAATTTTATTCCAAATTATAGAGATTTGGCAACAGTTTTTCAAATTTTTAATCCAAAAGTAAAAACAAAACAAAGAGTATTGTTGGAAAATCATATGATCAACATTATGATTACCGAAGAAGAGCGCGAAAAAGAATTTTTAAAACCAATTGACAACCTAACTTATAAAACATTTGTTCAAAAGTTTAATGAGAAGTATTCTAATAAGCTAATAAAAGAACAAAAAGAATTATTGAGTAAATATATCGGTTCCTTTGCTGATCACGGTATCGAATTGAAGATGTTTTTGAATGAGGAAATCCCCAGACTTACAAATATCGTCAAAAATTCTCTTAATTTGAAAGAAATCAAAAATGATCAAGATATGGTGGAAAAGACAAAAAAAGTTATTAAAATTTTGGAAACGACATCAAGGAGAGTCTTGGATAATAAATTTGTTCATGATATTTTAAAAATTCAAGGTCTCGTTAAGGAACTGGCTTAAATGGCAATTACAATCCAGATTGGAAAAGCAGCGCGCCAAGAGAAAATTACTTTAGAATTAAAAGCTAGAAAATCTCTTGATGGAAATATTATGATCTTTGATCACGAAGAGATGGATATCGTAATTATGCCGACTAAGAGCAAGGTTGTAACTTTTGCCAAGAATGATTATTCTGAAACCGTTTACGAGGCTCAAAATAGACTATTTGAATTTTTAAAACGAAATGGTGTTGTCGAATATGAGTCAATCAGAGGAGGCAGCGTTTATGGATCATTGGAGGGTTTAATTCCGACTTCTAAAAATAAAGAAATAAATCCAGTAGATTATACAATTTATGGTATTTATAAGTTCTTAAAAGAAGAAAAACCATATTATGATTACATCGATGATTATGAACAAATGCTTGACAATTATTATACACATCCGACAGATCAAGACTCTACAGAACTTGGTGAAGTGCCGCAAGCCTCTGAAAAGGGTTCAATCAAGCC